TTTTTTAATTAATGTTACTATTTATTAAATATAATATTATTTAAATATAATATTATATAAATTACTATGGTAAAGGTATTAAAACTGTATTCTCACGAATATAGAATTATGATACCAATGACCTATTCTAAAGAAGAAACAATAAAAAAAATAGAATTGTACAAACAATGTAAAAATAATATAGTAAATCCAATAAAAGATACTGATATAGTAGATGTATTGAAAGTTAAAATTAATGATTACTATGGAATAAATATTTACACAATAAAGTTAAAAAAAATAAAAATAAATTACAATATTGATTCTGGGACATACATTCATTTGATTGAGAAAAATGGGAATGATTCTGATACATGTATATTGACCGGAAATACTATTCCATATTTATTTTATTACAATGGTGAAAAGTTAATTAAGACTAACACACTAATATAATATAATGAATGAATTTGAACATAATTTTGTCTATAATACTTACAATACTATAGCAGTTCATTTTAGTGAAACACGTTCCTATGTATGGCCAAATATTAAAAAGTATATTGATAATATAGAAATAGGTAGTAATATAGCTGATATAGGGTGTGGGAATGGTAAAAATATGTATAGAGAAGATTGTAATATGATTGGAGTTGATTTTTGCGAAAAATTTGTTGAAATATGTAAAAATAAAAATAAAAACGTAATTGTTGGAAATTGTGTAAATATTCCATTAAAATCAAATACATATGATTACACATTATGTATAGCAGTTTTACATCATTTATCAGATAATTTACGCAGAATACAATGTTTAGATGAATTAATTAGAATAACTAAAATAAAAGGAAAATTGTTGGTTCAAGTATGGGATTATGAAGGTAATACCCATCGGTCACCAAATAAAGATGCGATGATAAAATGGAATTTACAAAAAAAATATTCTGAGACTAAACAAAATATAGAGATAAATAGATTTTATCATTTATTTTCAGAAAATGAATTAATTGATATGGTAAAAGACAAAAATGTTAAAATATTGAATTATTACAATTCACATAATAATTGGGTAATCGAACTTGAAAAAATATGAACTAACTATTGTGATAGGATTGTATTCAAACAATTATTGCTTACTGTAAAGCATGGATTGCTAATATATTTCATAGTATGATTGTTTTCTTCAAAATGATTTACCATAAACGATAGTTTAACATCATTCATTTCATTTACAATATTAGTATCTTCGTAAATTATATTATAATTTTTATCACTATGTATAATAAGGCTATCCTTTTTAGCACCATTTCCAGCATTTCCATGAAATTGTGTTACAACACTAATATTATGGGTTTGTTTAAGATTATCAATATGACTAATATCTCCACTATTCATATAGTCTAATATAATTTGTTTATTTACTGTATTTTTACCAGTATCTTTGATTGCTATAATATAACATTCGATGTATGAATCAGGGTTATTAATAATGTAGTTGAAGTAAGTATCTTTCAACATTTGAAAAATAGAAAGTCCATTTGATTCAGAAACTGTAAAATAAGATGCTGATATTGTAAAGTTGTAGTTTGCTGGACCACCATTTATCCTTTCACTAACATTTTCATTATTTACAATGTAAAGTTTGTAGCCAGAGGTCATGTTACAATCTTTGATTTACAATATCAAATCAATAAAAATATTATTCAATTTTATTAAGCTGTTTTTCTAATGATGATACATATACTATAGATTTATTTGTAAAATATACCAACATAACTATAAACAATATGTTTAATAGTACATTAATATTAACTGGCGAGTAAGTTAATAATTTATAGTCAGATTCATTGACATATAAGTATAATACTACTAAACATTGTAAAGGTGCTTTTATAAATCCTTTTCCAATTATAGTTGGATATATAAAATCTGATAATTTTATATCGTAATAGCCACATATTAATCCACACATATCAAATGTGGCATTTGGCCATGATGATAATATTAAAATTATCCCAAATATTACCTTTCTATTTTTAAAATCTATATATTGTAGGCATAATTTATAAAATGTTGTATGACATTTATCATATATTTTTTTTAGCCATTTATGGTCAGTGAATACTATTTTTGTTTTATCACAATTTTTCGATACTAAATACGGAGGAAGTTCTCCTAATCCAGAACCAATACCCCATAAAACTATTTTAGGCAAGCAAGTTACCATTGTTTTAGTGAATGATGGATTTTCTAGCAAATCGTAAGTATTGATTACACTTGGAAAAAGGAAAAAAATGCCAGTATGAAACCCAAACCCTAATCCAACCGTTGACAATATACCTAATCCTAACCAATATACACAATATATTAAAGCCACGTTTAATTGATATAACTCCAAACTGTACATACTTAACACAATATATGTAAAACAACTTGATACATATAATTCTATATCATTGTATATGTATATATTAAATTGTCGTTTCAAATATGTGTAAGATTGTTTAGTTTGTATTAATTTATTTTCCATTATAAAATGAATATATAATAATTAATTATTTTTTACACATTTCATTATATGGAACAGTAAAATTTGTACAAAATTGTGGACATTCTTTTCCAAATACTTCTTTGTTTGTTTCAAGACATGAATTTATTAAGTGTTGGTAAAATTCGCAATAATGTTTTGTTTTCAAATCCATACTGTATATTTATGTTTATTATTTTTTTACATTCATTTTTAATAAATCTTATTAATTTATTATTAACGATTACATACAACACCAAAAATAATATAACATAAATCATTATTTCTATAACAGAAAATAAATATATTAAAGAGTACAATATAGAATATACAATGAACTATTTACTCTTACTATTATTAAATTTATTAATACCTATATACAGTACTGATGTTGTATTTTTAATCGACTCATCGACATCCATTTTTGATAATGATGAGTGTAGTCATCAAAATTTGATACGTAATTTCACTAGTAATTTAGTTAGAGAACTAATTGATTGTGATGTAAATTACGCATCATTTCAATATAATATTCGAGCATATAACGATTATTCATTCAGTAATAATAATACATATGTATACGAAAAAATGAAATACTATACATACAAATATGGTGCTCCAACTGTTATTAGTTATGGATTAGATAAAATTATTAAATTATACAAGTTAGAAAATCGTAGCGAACCTATTTATTTAATACTATTAACAGACGGCGAAACATTGAATAAAAATGATTTACATAAAGCATTAGATGTATATCCATTTAATTCATCTGACTTAAATAATGTTGTTATTAAAATAGGAACACATAACCCAGATAATCAATTTGTATTAGATGAATTTTCTAACAATACACATTATAATATTTTATCGTGTTCTAAAGACCCATTAATATATATACTAAATAATTATAATTTGTGTGGATTAACTACTACAGCTAACACTATATCCACAACTACAGCTAACACTATATCCAAAACTACAGCTAACACTATATCCACAACTACATCTAACACTATATCCACAACTACATCTAACACTATATCCACAACTACATCTAACACTATATCCACAACTACAGCTAACACAAATAATACTAATACAATTGTAGATAATTCATTAAATAAAGTTTACAGAATTATTATTATAATTATTTCTTCGTGTATTATTATATTTCCATGTGGTGCATTAATGTATATTTGTGTTAATAAAACAAACAATAGAATTACTGATATTATTCAAGAAGAACCAGTTAATGATTTTTATCATTACAATAATCAACCACGTATAATTCATAATAGTATATATGATACAACCTCAATGAATGATGTTGGATATGTAGAAGTGGATGGCGAAGATGAAGAACAATCATCTTTTGATGCAACACTATTTCAAACTCAATATAACTATTATAAAAATAATAAGTCTATGACAACCGATTTCTAAAGTTAGTCATGATTTAAAAATTATATATTTATATGTCTAATTTTATTTCTTTTTTAGGTGGAACTATATTTGGGGCATTTATGGCACAAAATTATGATATAGTAAATGTAAAAGAATCATATGATACATTAGTAGTGTATATCCAAAAGTTAGAAAAAAATGAGAGAAATAAATAAGAATAACAATTTAATCTTGAATTAATTCCATTAATTTCATTTTAACTAATGTATCTTTATGAATTTTTTTAAAAAAATGGTTATTTTGTTTAATAGTATTTATGTACATTCCATTACCAACTATAAATAAATCAGTTATATTTAAAATTTTCACATTATTTGTTAATTTAAGATCATAGAATGCCGTCATATTAAAATATCTTACATTATCACCTTTTTCAATAGTATTATTATCTTCGATATATTCATATTCTTCTAATATTTCTAATGCTTCTTTTAAATTTATTTCATTATTTTCATATTTCATAAAATTACTAAATATATGATTAATAATATAGTCTCTTCGTTCTTTTATTAGATTTAATGGTTTGTATTCGTGTGGTTTTATTGATGCTAATATATTATTTATTTCGTCTTCATAATTCATTATTTATAGAGTATAAAATAATATTAAATTTTATATTAAATATGTATGGATTTAGATAATTCATTTGATTTAATTAAGGAAATTTTTAGTATTATAAATTATAAAATAGTGTGTAAAGAAGATTTATTTGATTTATTAATTAGTCAAACATATTTACGAAGTGACGAATTTAAATATAAATTAAATACATTGATACCTAAATTAAAAAAAAAATATGACTCCCATAAATTAACATGTTTACACAAAAATTCATTGGATAAACAACAGTTTCCATCTATAAATTTAATACGTCAAATATTAAAATGTAATAAATTGAAACTGAAACCTAAAATAATGTGTAAAGGATATTGTAAACTTACAAATAAAAAAATATTTGAAAGATACTTTATTATAATACAATTAGATTAATTATTGAATTTATTGTACATTGGATTCAAGTTTAATTTTTTATCCATTGTTTTAACGTATGATATTATATTATTTTGGGTTTTTACCATTAATTCTAATTCATCATCTGGAATAATTTGTTTAGATATACTGGAAAAATATTTAAGAGTGTATTGTAAATTCAAAAAATGTTGTAAAATAGTTTTGTATGAATCATACATTATTTTTAATTCATTATGTTTTTTCAAATAAGATAATAGCAATCTTAAATTATTTATTGTTTTGTTTGATTTAGATTCTATTATGTTATTATTGTGTATAATTTTTCGTTTCATTAATCTAAATACTATTTTAGATTTTTCTCTCTCTTTACCTAAATTTATAACCATTTCAGATAATGTATTATATTTTTCTGTGAATTTTTCTACATTTATTTTTATTTTTTTTGGCATATTATAATAAAAGAAATTATGTGCGTCTAGTGATTATAATATATTTCTATATTATCATTACAAATGGATGATGGAAATTTAGCTATATTAGTGGATGCAAAAACAGAATATACAAAACAATTAGTAAATATTATTAGTCCAAATATTTATTTAGGTATCAAGAAAATATATAATGAATCTAAAGAATTATGTAGTAATAATAATGACGAAGATGTTTTATGTCAATTTCAAAATGATTTAAGTGAAATCCCTAAATGGAATCAAGAAGTTATTAATGGTGAATGTGATATATTGATTAAAAATTCCAAATGTGATTGGTTAGAAGATTTATTGACCGCAGTATTTGTTAGCCATACACGTATATTGACCTCTATTAATGTCAATAAAAATAAAAATAAAATCAATCTGAAAATACCAAAAGTTGATCATTTTATCCATTTATGTTTTATTGAAATAGCAAGACATTTTTGGAAAAATCCATATTTATTTGATGACAGTATATCTAAATTTGAATATCAGCGTAATAGACGTGATGCTGAAAAGATAATTGATAATACAATAAATGAAACTATTCGAAAACAATTACCAGTTAAGCATATATTAAAAGAATATTTGGGTAATGAATTTAAAGATACCAAATTAGAAGATGAAACAATTACTGAAAGTAATGATAATGAAAATTTAAGAAAAATGGTAAAAGCTGAAATAGAAAATTGTTCTAAAGAAAAATTAAAAAAATTAAATATCAATCCTGATGAAAACATGGATGTAATGGAAGATGATAGTTTATTAGATTTAAATGAAGACCCTAAAGTGGAATTAGACAACCCTGCTAAAGTGGAATTAGATAGTCCAGCTAAAGTGGAATTAGATAGTCCAGCTAAAGTGGAATTAGATAGTCCAGCTAAAGTGGAATTAGATAGTCCAGCTAAAGTGGAATTAGACAACCCTGCTAAAGTGGAATTAGACAACCCTGCTAAAGTGGAATTAGACAACCCTGCTAAAGTGGAATTAGATAGTCCAACTAAAGTGGAATTAGATAGTCCAGCTAAAGTGGAATTAGATAGTCCAGCTAAAGTGGAATTAGATAGTCCAGCTAAAGTGGAATTAGATAGTCTAGCAACCGAAAAATCACTTAAGATTCAATCATTAGATAAAGACATAAATGATTTGATTGATAATGAAGTTAATAACTTAAAAATAGAAACATTAAATTTAGATTTTGATGATTTACAAAATTTAGAAGAAATATATATAGATGAACCAAAAATAGATAAAATAGATATTAATGACACCCAAAATAAAATTAAAACAGTATACATAGAAACAGACGAAAATAAAGAGGACAAAGTTAAAAAACATTCTAAAAATGATTTTAATTTCTTTTAATTAGTAAGTATAAAATTTTAAATAAATATATAAAAATTTTATATAATGTTTAACGAAAATTTAATGAAAATTGTTAATAATGATATATTATTATCATTAGTATTAGGTATTGTATGTACATTAATAATTTATTTTGAAAATAAACGAACTAAAACAGAATATAGTAATATAAATTATGCAAAAAATATTGTATTTATATCATTCATAGTATATGGAGCATTGTATTTAAAAAATACTAAAATACCAATTAAAGAAAGTAGTATTAAAACTGGTGAACCAGATTTTTAAATCTGTATTATAATTATATGTTTAATAAAGATATTGTCTATATAGTATCATTTATATTAATTGTTATAAATTGTATTATTTATAATAAAGAAAAATTACCATATTATAAAAATTCGATTTTATTTAAATTAATATTCTTAACATGTTTAACAATTATGTTACATTACAATATATATATTGGATTTTTCTTGAGTATTACTTACTTGAATATAATTAGCCATTAATAATTAAATATTATAGAATCATTATCAATAGTTGATTTATCTACAATAAATTCTTTAAATATTATTTTATTAAGTTGATTTTTAGGAACCGCTGATTTTACATTTTTTGCTATAATTCTGTACAAATTAAAGTTATCATCTAAATCCATCAAAAAATTACCATATTTATCCATACACCATAATTTCAATAATTTGTAAATATCAGTATTTTCTTCAAAATGCTCTATAATAGTCGTTGCTAATCTAGATAAATCAAAACTTTTATTTGGTTTTATTTTACATTTATTCAAGTTATTATAATATGGATAACTATATTGACCTTCCGCTTCTCCATTTTTTTTAAATACGTCACTAAAAAATAATTTATTTTTGTAGTTAAATGTAGCTCTACCAAAATCAATAATTTTTGATATTTTTCCAAATGTAGGTATTTTGAATACAGTGCCTTTGAAATTATAATATAAATATTTTTGATCTGTTTTAGAAAACATAATATTACTGGAATGTAAATCATTATGAACAAAATCATATTGTTTTTGCGCGGCTGCTAATCCAAAACATATTTGAAATAATATTGATTTCCATTCTTCTTCACATATATTATTTTTTGTATTATCTATATAATTATCTAATGTATAATCTAACATTTCCATACAATTTATTTGAACTGGAAAATCATTAAAACAACAATAGTTAAGTTCAAATATGTCACTATTTGATAATGATAAATTAGAAGAACATAGTGACAATGAATCATGGTTTAATATATTATATGACATATTTGATTCATTATCGCTATGATTTGATTTAACAGATTCATTATCGCTATGATTTGATTTAACAGATTCATTATCGCTATGATTTGATTTAACAGATTCATTATCGCTATTGTTTATTTCAATTGAATCTAAATTAAGTATATTAGATATGTCTTGATAATCGATATTAATATTTTCAAATGTATTATCGGAATCAATATCCATATTTTTAATTTTAAAATGTTTATTTAAGTTTTTTTTGTACCATGATGTATTTTTGATAGAATTATATTCTTCTGAAACATCATACATAAATTCATCAGCAATACCTGTAAATGTTCCAAAAAATAAAGGAAAAGTAGGACATTTATTGTTTTCAGTAAGCATACTTCCTAAATAAGAAAAAAATGAATCTATATAGGCACTGTTATTGTAATTATTTATTTTTTTGTTTGTTAGATTATAATGAATATTTGGTAATCTTGAATTATGTTCTAAATTATAATCATTCATCATAGCTTGAGATACATTTAATATTGGCAATATTTTAGTAAAAATTTTATGTTTAGAAGTTTCATTGTTTTTTTGATTTAGAATATTGGCATTAAAGAAATTTTTAATGTAACTATCATCTTTTTTGGTTTTAATTGGTTCAATTAATTTAGTTACTAAATATTTTGAATTTAATGTAAAACTTGTAGGTGAGTCATTATAAACCTCAAAAAATAACGATAATATAGGAAAATAAGATTGAACATTGTTTATTTGAAGATATTCTTTCAAATTAGAATTAATAGTTTCTAATGTTTCATCTTTTATTTTAATACATTTAGTATTCGTCATTTTATAAATTTTATTATTTAAAAAGCTTTAAATAAAAATATAGATTTGCGTATATTTATGTATTAAAAAAACTATTTCATTATTAAATGAACTTAGCATTAAAAAAGTTCAATTTAAACAATATAACATCTGATAAAGTATGTGTTTTTATCGGAAAACGTGAAACCGGAAAGAGTTTTTTAGTAAAAGATTTGTTATATTATCATAAAAATATACCCATTGGCACTGTAATTTCAGGTACTGAAGCCGCAAATTCATTTTATGGAAACATAGTTCCAAATCTATTTATCCATGATGCTTATACTCCAGATATAATAAATAATACATTGAAAAGACAAAAAATGGTAATTAAAAAGATTCAAAAAGAAAACACAAACTATGGTAAAACAAATATTGATCCAAATGCTTTTTTGATTTTAGATGATTGTTTGTATGATCAAACATGGATCCGTGATCCAAATATAAGAAGTTTATTTATGAATGGTCGACATTATAAAATTTTATTTATTATAACAATGCAATATGCGTTAGGAATTCCTCCAAGTTTAAGAACAAATATAGATTATGTGTTTATATTACGAGAAAACTATGTTTCAAATAGAAAAAGATTGTATGAACATTATGCTGGTATGTTTCCCACATTCGAAATTTTTTGCCAAGTGATGGATCAATGTACAGAAGATTATAATTGTTTAGTTATAAATAATAATGCTAAAAGTAATAAATTAGAAGACCAAGTTTTTTGGTATAAAGCAGATGAGCATCCATCCTTCAAAATAGGGGCACCAGAATTTTGGGAACACCATAATTCTAATTTCAATGATAATTATGAATCTGACGAAGATGATAATTTTGTTTCACCTAGGAAAAGAGGTCCAACAATTAATGTTAAGAAAACAAGTTATTAAATATAATATGTTTTTAAAAAATCATAATATGTTTGTTTATTGTAGGACCCACAAAATAGATTACAAGAAATATTAATCTCTAAAATTATATTACCTTCTTCTTTAGTTAATCCAACATCCCATCCAACAATAGGGATATCTTTCAATAGTTTAGAATGAGAATCAATACACATTTTTTTAATTTTATTAAATTGTGGGATTTGTTTACCAATCATAATTGTACCTTTTTCTGGATGATATCTTAATTTATGTCGCATATGTTGATCAAATACTGAAAGGTTTGAATTAAATTCAGAATTGTTAAATAATGTATATTTTCTATACCATTCTTCATTCATTGTACCCGTTTCAATTTTTCCATTTTCAGTATTAATATTAAATAATACAGATGTATGATCGGTTGGTTGATTTGATAGTCCAGCCCGAAGACACGATGACAATATTTTTGGTTTAGACGTTTTATAAAAGTTTTTCTCTTTATATGTTATTATTCTTAATGTTGATAATGGTGTATTCTTTGGAAGTAACGATTGTAAAAACATACTGTTTGTTAATTTTTGTTGAATAATCCATTCTCCATTTTTAAAACAGTTATTATAAACATGAATACCCATACCCCCTTCTATATTAATATGCTTTATTATGATGTCATCGTATATACAAGGTGTTACAGGGATATTGAGTTTATTACATTTTTCTAAAAATAATTTTTTGTTTTCATAATTATAATTAGTAGATTTAGAAATAGTGTGAGTTAAATGTACTAGATTACAATTGATTCTCCATATCCAAAACCAATTATATGGATATAATAATATTTTGGTTGGTTGTAAATATGGTATAAAATAACAACATAATGAAATAAATGGATATATGACTAATATACTAAATAATGCTATATATTTAGTATATACTAAATAATATAATGATATTCCAGTGTATGGAATATACAGATTGTAAAAATTATATAAAATATCTATACCATATGTTTTATTACGATAATGTGGAAAATCCCACATTTTAATTGTTAAATATAGATTATATAAATGAATTAATATATCATCTTTGTATTTATTTTCGTCAAAGTATGGACATTCTATAGTGTCATATTTATAAAAATAGTATAATGTTTTATAATAATCAATTATATACATATGATAATTATTAATGTAATTTATGTTAATTCAATTTTAAATTAAATTTGTGTTATTTCTTGGGTCATTAGCATTAAACATATAACTGAATTGTTCATCTAGATTATTTGATTCCATATTATCATATACAGACCTTGGTAAAAATCTATATTCTACTTCGGTTTTGATTCCGGTTGATTTAAAATATAATTCTAAATAACCAGTTACTAATAATATTATTCCAATTAATAGTATAAATAGAACAATTAACTTCATACAATAAAATAATATTAAAATTCTGTAAAAAAACGTTGTAATGAAATTGTGTTATAATTATTTCCGTTAGTATTATTGGCGATTTTGTAATTTTTATCTATTTTATTATCCGCAAATATATTTTTGAAGTCATCCTTCAAATTACTTGATTTGAAATAATCATTAACAGAAATGGGTAGTATAATGTATTCAATTTCTTTTTCAATGTTATTAGTATAATATTTATTGTATGAATATTTATAATTTAAATAAACAATAACTATAAAAAAAAGTGTGATTACTAAAGATTTCATATAATTTATATAGTTTTTATTTTTTCACTTTCAGTAGATTCACTATCGGCAGGGTTAGCATCACCATCAGCAGATGTACTATCTTGTTCTGGGACTCCTTGTAATTTGCTATTCATCCATGGGTCAGGTTCATCTAATGATTCTGCAATTTTCTTTTCGTTTTCCTTTTCAGCTTCAAGACGTTTTTTTATAGCATCTTGAGTTTTTTCTCGTTTTTGCTCTTCATAAAACAAATCTCTATTAACTTCGTTCTTTTTATATTCTTGCATTAATGTATTTAATTCTGTTTCTAAATATTCTTCGTCTTGTACTTGGTCAGCATTTGGATCCCATGGAAGCCAATATCCAACTTGTCCAACAAATACGTGGAATGAACGGTCTGTTCGTTGTAATTCTTTTGCGCGCTTTTCAGCTTGAGCATAACTATCGTAACAGCCACGCACTTTGACCCCTCGAACACTTGTTTGTTTATTTGAAACTTTTTCAAAAGCGCTATTTAATTCATCATTAAATTTGTATTTAAAATCATCGTATTTATCTTTAAATTGTGTATAGTTAAATTTCATTTCAATTCTTAATTTTTCCTTCAATTCTTTTTCGACTTTGCTTTTAACTTCATCGGAGCATTTTTTTATAATATCATCGATTGATGCTTCCCATTCACCACATCTTTGATTCATAAATTTGTTGAACAAAAATAATTCTTTTTGTTTTATACATTCATCTGGAGAAACAAAAGAAATACAAGTATAATTTTGTCCTGGGATAGGTTTATCAACTTCTAAATAATCTTCTTCACTCATTTATATAATTTATTTAAAAAAAATCTTTAAATAGATAAATTAAATATATTATATTATATTAAATAATGAATATTCGTGAAATTATGAGACGATTAATTAAATACTTAATAATGGTATTAGTTGTTGCATTTGCGTGTTTTACTTTAGTAAAAACATCAATGACTAACTTTGAAATAATTTTAATAGCATTAATTTCAGGAATGATTTATAATGTATTAGATTTAATGTCCCCATCGATAGATTTAAAAATAGATAAAACATGTGGAATATAATTATTCTAATAGTTCTTCTAAATTAGATTCATTAATCACTTTTTTATTTTTATTTTTTTTATTTTTTTTTAAAAAAAATATTTTTTGACGGGTTTCTTTATCTATAAATGGGCGTATAATAGTATAAATAGTTTTTACCATAATATTCGCATTTGTTACCCAAATTACTTTTAAATTATCTGGATATTTTTCTTGTAATACATGAATCATCATTTTTATGAAATCGTAATCTATTTCCTTTAACTTATGATCTTTTAAATCTATAAAGGTATCCATAGTACATATATTTAATTTATTAATTCTTAACGTTAAAAGCTCTTCTATAGTTTTAAAAATATGCTCTATAAAATATTGATAATCTTTTTGTTTCAAAAAATATTTTAGTTTTATAACTAAATTTAATTTATCATCATAATATATAAATTTATTACAATCGATTACCCTATGTTTTTTATCTTGAATTACTCCAGTATCCATTTAAATAAAAAAAATAAAAAAAAAAAAAATTATATACTTGGGATAAATTCCCATTTTAATTCATTACATATTTTTTTCCAAATAATATCTTGTTGATGTAATTTTTCTCTACTTTTCAATAATAAGAAACAAGGAATGAATTCATCTAATTCTAATAATTGAACAAATTTATGTAATATATATGAATATGATAAAAAATTTTTTCTATATAATGGACAATTATTTTGAAATGGTATTTGAATTTCTTTGAACATTCTCCTTAATTTTTCTTCTGTTTTTCGTGTCATTATAGGTGGTGGGATTCCATTTAATTTATTGATAATATGTGGTATGTGTTCATAATATTTATTTTTCTTTAATTTTTTTAATATTTCTCTTAATTTTTTTTGTGTTAGTTTATTTATATTGAATATTCGTTCTTTCTTTAATTCAACTAAAATTTCATCATATATATCCTTTGGAATATCGGTAGATTCTTTTGCCTGAAATTGTGCTAACCATTCATTAAAATGATTAATTCTTTTGTAGGCAAAATAACAAATTTCTCTTGGAGGATCTTTATACGATGGCTTATCTGAATCAACTAATATTTTAGTTTCATTCCCACAATGTTGACATATCATTTTTCCTTCAGATAAAAATAATTTTTGTTCTTTGTTACAATATTTACAAATATCTAAATTAACAGTAGTTGTGCTAATATTTGTATTGTTTAGTTTGTTTGTATAAGTGTCATAAATATCTGCTTTAGTATTTTTATTATATTTGGAATTTATATTGAAATACTCTGATACAGATTTATCGTTATTAACTTTTTTTATATTATTTATTATTTTAATATCTTTATTTTCTATACTATTATAGTAATCAAATAGTATATTACCCGTATCTAATAAATAATGTATGTCTTCTTTTTTATTCAAATTTTTTATTTCTGACTCTATTTTTATAATATTATCTTTTACATCTAATATTTTTTCGATATTTTTTTTGTAATTTTTGTTAAATAACTTTAATTTATTATTCAATTGAATTAATGTATTATTTTTATCGATTAATATAGTATTATTCGTATCTATTTCTTTAAGTTTATCAGTATGTTTAGCATCAAGTGTTATTCTATTGTCTATTTTTTTAAATGTTTTATTTTTTACTTTAAATGCCATTTATATAAATT